ATATGATCGTTTTGCTATCCTATAGGGGCAGAAATCGATTTGTATAAATAGAAGAAATGACCTTCGCGGAGGTATGAACTCCCAAGGTCTCTACAATAACCTATTTAAACGAAAGTATGCAGCATGATTTATTTATACCTCAAGACCCATAATCAGACGGGTCTCAAATACCTCGGTAAGACTGTTCAAGATCCTCATACCTACGAAGGCTCTGGAATCCATTGGAAACAACACATCAAAAAGCACGGTAATGATGTGACCACAGAGGTTCTTTTCCAGACTGAGGATAAAGATGAATTCAAGGGGGTCGCCTTGGATTACTCTGAAAAATGGAATATTGTAGAATCTAAAGATTTTGCAAATATGATACCGGAAGAAGGACAAGGTGGTAATACAAATGAGGGTCGAAAGTTTTCTGAAGAACATAAGAGGAAAATGAGTGAAGCACGTAAGGGCAAAAAGCATTCTGAAGAAACCAAGAGGAAAATGAGGGAAGCCAAGAGTGTTGAAAAGAACCCAAATTATGGTAAAACACATTCTGAAGAAACCAAGAGGAAACAGAGTGATGCCAAGAAGGGCAAAAAACGCACTGAAGAATCCAAGAGGAAACAGAGTGAAGCACGTAAGGGCAAATATATGGGTGAAAAGAGCCCAAATTATGGCAAAAAGTTCTCTGAAGAAACCAAGAGGAAAATGAGTGAAGCACGTAAGGGTAAACCCAAGCCAAAAACCACTTGCCCGCATTGTGGAAAAGAAGGTAGCATTTCGAACATGAAACGCTACCACTTTGAGAATTGCAGGCATATATAAAATATGACATTAGACGAAATTCTGGGTATGTGGGAGAAGGACTCCCAGATTGATAATATCAACCTAGACGAAACTAGCATAAATTCCGCAAAACTTCATGCGAAGTATCTGTCGCTTCTCAGCATTGCAAAGCTGGGCTTGAAGCAGAAGCAGGTGGAATTCGATTCCATGCGGAAGGACAAATGGCTGTACTTTGAGGGAAAGATGACCAAGGCTGACATTGAGGAAAGAGGATGGAAGTATGACCCATTCGATGGAATGTCCAAACCGCTCAAAACCAACATGGATCATTACTATAAAACCGATCCTGACCTGAGCAAGATTGATTCCCAGATTGAATATCAAAAAGTCATCATCGATACTCTGATTGATATTATGGACAACATCAAGTGGCGTCACCAGAATATCCGAAATATAATCGATTGGAAGAAGTTTACTGCTGGTGCCTAATAACTAATAAAGATGATTGAAGTCCATAAGAGAAATGAAGCCTTTGTCATGCTTGAATGTGATGACCGAGGGATTCTTCAGGAGATCGCAGATCACTTGACTTTCTATCTTCCCGGCTACAAATTCATACCAGCATTCCGAAACAAACTTTGGGATGGAAAGATCCGACTCTTCAATCGAGTCAACGGGATGCTTCCTTATGGTCTGTTGAATGACCTTATTCGTTTTGCGGAAACCCGTGGATACAACCTCAAGATATCGGAGAATGTGCTTCCAGTGGCAGTTGAAGATTCGCAACTCGTTGATTTCATTCAGGGACTTCAAATCCCATTTTCAATTCGTGACTACCAGATGTCTGCTTGGCATCATGCAGTAAGCAATCAGAGAGCAATCCTTGTTTCACCTACTGGTTCAGGAAAGTCGCTCATCATCTATCTACTAATGCGATACTACTTGGATTCGCATGACCAGAATGTGCTGATCATCGTTCCGACAACTTCACTAGTAGAGCAGATGTACAAGGACTTCATGAATTATTCAAAGAACAATGGGTTTCCAGTAAGTGATGAGGTTCATCGTATCTACAGTGGAAAGGAAAGACTCGATTTCCCACAAAGAGTCGTTATCACCACATGGCAATCAGCAATACGTTGTCCTAGAGAATGGTTTTTGAATTACGGAATGGTGATTGGAGATGAAGCCCACACCTTCAAAGCCAAGTCACTCAATACGATTATGGAAAGATTGGAAAATGCTTCTTATCGTATTGGTACTACAGGAACACTAGATGGGACTCAGGTTCATGAACTAGTGTTGACTGGTCACTTTGGGGAACCACTCAACGTCACTTCCACAAAGGAACTTATTGAAAATCAGACTCTTGCTGAGTTGAATATTCAATGTCTAGTAATGAAGTATTCTGATGAGGTAAGAAAGACATTTGGTAAAAAGAAGTATCAAGAGGAAATTGACTTTCTGGTATCTAATGAGGCACGTAATCGATTCATTCAAAACTTAACACTAGACCAAAAAGGCAACACACTGGTGCTATACAACCTTGTCGAGAAGCATGGAAAACCACTGTATGAAAAACTCAAAAAGAGTGCCAAGGACCGTGAAGTTTACTTTGTGTCTGGTGCTGTGTCTGCTGACCAGAGGGAACTGATTCGTGAGCTTACAGAAACACAAAGAAATACAATCATTGTTGCTTCGTTAGGAACCTTCTCTACTGGAATCAATATTCGCAATCTCAATAACATCATATTTGCTGCACCTACCAAGAGTCAAATCAAGGTGTTGCAATCCATTGGGAGAGGATTAAGGAGACCTGAAGACGGCAAGCCGACTACGGTCTATGATATTTCTGATAATCTGAGTTGGAAGAGAAGAAAGAACTACACTATGAATCATGCAGTGGAAAGAATCAAAATCTATGAGAGTCAGGAATTCAGTTACAGGTTATACGAGGTTCCCATCAACTAAATAAAAATATGAATGATGAAATGAGAGAGTTCTTGGAAGAGCTTCATGTCTGTGTCTATACTCTTGCTGATGGATCAAGAGTGCTTGGTGAAGAGACAGACTACAATTACACTAATGGCTTGATTGAAGTCTATGGTGTTCTTGAAATTCGTGAAATAGACTTCAAGCAGAAACTTGCTCCTTACGTACCAGAGAATCTTGATACCACATTCATCTTTAATGAACGAAACATCATTGGACGAAGTGAAGCAACAATGATGCTTAAAGAAACTTACTATTCTGCTATTGTAGCGTTTACAATAGCTTTAGATAAGTACTCTGAACAACTCAAATCATACCTTGATAATGATGTAAATGATTCCAATGACCTTGACTCTTTAGGTTCCAATTGGTTTTCACGGAACTGATTCTCTTACTTTGTGCTGAATTCAAAGCAATTATACACGAAATGTCAAGTCATGTCAACCCCTCCTGAATGGGTGTCATAGGGGGGTTGATTTCAAGTCTCTTTTGTGCTATAATTTTTGAAATGAAACGAGAACCCAGAGCACACTATGTCAATAACAAGGAGTTTTCCCATGCGGTGGTTGAGTATGTGAATGCTGCGAATCAGGCAAAGGAGACTGGAGAGGATGTTCCAATCATCACTGAATACATTGGGACTTGTTTTCTCAAGATAGCTGAAGGTCTCTCACACAAACCGAATTTCTCATCTTACACATATCGTGAGGAAATGGTCATGGATGCAGTAGAGAATTGCATCAAGGCGATTAACAATTATGATGTGACCAAGACGACTCGTACTGGAAATCCAAACGCATTTGCTTACTTCACCCAGATTTCCTACTATGCCTTCTTGCGTAGGATTCAGAAGGAGAAGAAACATCAGGATATCAAGGAACTGTATATCGAACATGCCGGAATTGAATCCTTTGGTGACTTTGATAGTACAGACCTTGGGCAGTCGATTGTCGAGAGGATTAGAAATCGTTCAGATAAGATTCGACAAAGAGACATTGCTATCGATAAATTCGGAAAGAAGATAAAGCGCAAATCAGAAGACAACAGGGAGAAACCCCTTGAGAAATTCATGAAGTAATAATGAGCAGCAAGATTGCAATTCTAAACGATACACACTCTGGTGTGAAGAATGGAAGTGATATCTTTCTCGATTACATGGAGAAGTTCTATGGTGATGTCTTCTTTCCTTACTGTGAGGAGAACGGCATCAAGACCATTCTCCATCTGGGCGATTACTTTGAGCATCGCAAGTTTGTCAACTACAAGGTGCTGAAACGGAATCGTGAGATGTTCATTGATCAACTTGAAAGACTTGGTATTACGATGCATATCGTTCCCGGTAATCATGATGTCTACTGGAAGAATACCAATGACCTTTGTTCGCTAACAGAGCAGTTGGTTCATTACGATTGCATAAAGGTTCACATGAAACCAACAATCCTCCATTTTGATTCTGGTCTGGATGTGGCAATGCTCCCTTGGATCACTGATGATAATCAGGAGCAATGCATGGAGTTTATCAAGACTGCTGCTGCTCCTATCCTGATGGGGCACCTTGAACTTGAAGGATTCAAGTATCTCGGTAATGCAGATATCAAGAGTCATGGCATGGATCATAAACTCTTTTCTCGTTATGAGATGGTCCTGAGTGGTCACTATCACACTGCCAGTGAGAAGGACAATGTGAAGTATCTGGGGACTCAGTATCAGTTGACATGGAGTGATGCCGTTGATGAGAAAGCATTTCATGTCTTGGACACTGAGACACGTTCCTTAGAAAGAATTGTAAATCCACATCGTTTGTTTCATCGAGTTGAGTTTAATGATTCGAAAACGCAACCTGTTCCACCTTCAGATGAAATCAAGAACTGCTTTGTGAAGGTGGTAGTGGTCAACAAGAAAGACCCATTTCAGTTTGACAGGTTTATAGATACAATACAGTCGCATGAGCCATTTGATCTTAAAATCATTGAGAGCTTTGAAGAGTTCACGGGTGATTCCATTTCGGATGCTTCAGTTTCACTTGAGGATACCTCAACACTGCTGGACTCCTATGTGGATGCAATTGAGACGGATCTCGACAAGGAGAGAATCAAGGCAATACTCAAGTCCTTCTATAATGAGGCACAAACACTTGATGTTACATAATGATTTGCTTTAAATCTATACAATACAAAAATTTCCTAAGCACAGGTGATACACCAACTCGAATCAACCTTGGTGCCTTTCGTTCCTCTCTGGTGATTGGTTCCAATGGTTCCGGTAAATCCACTATGCTGGATGCATTGAGTTTTGCACTGTTTGGGAAACCTCACCGCAACATCAATAAGCCTCAACTTCTGAACAGCATCAATCAAAAGAACTGTGAAGTTCAAGTTGAGTTTTCTGTTGGCAGTGCAGAATACAAAGTTGTTCGTGGTATCAAGCCAAACACTTTTGAAATCTGGTTGAACGGCAAACTGATGAATCAGGAATCACATTCACGGGATTACCAGAAGGTGCTGGAAACGAATATCCTGAAATTGAATCACAAGACCTTTCATCAGGTGGTTGTTCTTGGTTCAAGTAGCTTCGTTCCATTCATGCAGTTGTCTGCAAATGCCAGAAGAGAAGTCATTGAAGACCTTCTGGATATTGGTATCTTCACAAAGATGAATGGATTGGTAAAGGAGCGCAACCTTGATCTACGTGGTAAGATTGATGGTCTGGAAACAAAGATTGCAAACCTCAAGAGTCGCATATCACTTCAATCTGAGCATATTCAAGAATTGATGGGGATTGATGCCCAGAAGGTTCAGGAGTATGAATCTGATATTCAGGAACTAACACAAAACATCACCAAGCTCAATGAAGAGACTGCCAAGCATACAAAGAAGTATGATGCCTGTTGGGATACGGCTTTGGAGGAGATTGAAAGACTCAGTGCTATTTCCAAGGGATTGTCTGAAGAGCATGTTGAGTTGAAGCACAAGGCAAAAGACATTGCCAGTAAAGCACAGACCTATGAGGGCAAGTCAGAATGTCATACCTGTGGTCAAAAGATCGAAGAATCGTTTCGTGAATCACGAATGAAAGAGCTAAGAGAATCTGCAAGAGAAATCCAAGCTCAGACTGAATCGAATAAGACCAAGGGTATTGAGATACACGAACAGATGAAGGTTGCCGTTGATGCTCGCACCGCTTTGGTTGAAGCCAAGAACATCATTGATAGTAATGCAAAGACAGTGGCTGGATACCAGAATCAGATTTCAAAACTCCAATCCAAGATTCAGAACAACAGTGGTGCAGATGTGAGTAAGGCGCAAGCAGCATTACTTGATGATGTAAACACCAAGGATGAATTGCTGAATCAAAGAGCATCTGAGATGGATGCCAAGAGATATAATGAAGTGATTGCAGAGATGCTCAAGGATACCGGAATCAAAACC